GGTGATAAAAGCGATAATCTTGATGGCGTTTCAGGTGCTGGTCTGCCAACAATTAGCAAAAGATTAAATCAGCTAAAAGAAGAAAAAAGCATGATGCTTAATGAATTATTTGAGTATTGCGCTTCGGTGGATTCTGATGTAAAGTTTTACAAGAACATTTGTGAAAATCAGGTTTTGATCGAACAGAATTACAAACTTATGCAATTATATTCGCCAAGTATTTCTGTTCAAGATTCACAAAAGATTGATTATGCATTAGAAAATAGTGAGTGTACTTTCCATAAAACAGATATTGTTAAGATGATGTTAAAAGATGGATTTGGACAAAATAACTGGGAAGAACTTTTTATTCAGATGCAAAAGATAGTGCTTGAAAACTGCTAACTAAGCAGAGTATCGTATATGTACCTACTGAGGAAAATATGAGCGACTTTTTGAAGGACAATGTTTCATTTGAGCGGTACGGAAAAACATTCCAAGAAAATCTTGTACAATTAATGTTGGATGATCGTAGCTTCTGTGACCAAATATCAGAAGTTATGGATACAAATTTCTTTGAATTAAAATATCTACGTGTCTTCGTAGATAAGATATTTGATTATCGTAAGAAATATGGCACACATCCATCAAGAGATACAATTACAACAATTCTTAGAAGTGATCTAGACAAAGAGAATGATCTTCTGCAAAAGCAGGTTCGTGAATATTATGCTCGTATTTCATCTAATGAATTTAGTCTAGATGGCGAGCAACACATCAAAGATATTTCTCTTGATTTCTGTCGCAAACAGAAGCTGAAGGAGGCAATGATTAAGAGCGTTAGTCTAATTCAGAACTCATCTTATGATGAGATTTCAAAAATTATCAATGACGCACTCAAGCTAGGAACAGATAACAATCACGGTTATGACTTTATTCTTGACTTTGAAAAGCGATTTGAATTGAAAGCACGCAATCCCATTTCTACAGGATGGGAATTAATTGATAATATTTCCAAGGGTGGTCTTGGACGTGGTGAATTAGGTGTTGTAATCGCTCCTACGGGCGCTGGTAAGTCCATGGCACTCGTTCACCTTGGAGCTATGGCATTACAAGCAGGATTGAACGTAGTGCATTATACGCTTGAATTGCAGGATAAGGTTGTTGCGTTACGATACGATTCCTGTATTACAGGTATTTCCCTAACGGACGTTAAAGAGCAAAAGGATATTGTTTGGAATAATGTAAAGGATGTTAAGGGTAAACTTATTATCAAAGAATACCCAACAAAGTCAGCCTCTACCAACACTATTAAGAATCATCTTGAGAAGTTAAAGCGTAAGGATTTTCGTATTGATATGGTCATTGTTGACTATGGCGACCTAATTAGACCTATTAATGCACAAAAGGAGAAACGTATTGAGCTTGAGAGCATCTATGAGGAATTGCGAGGATTAGCACAGGTATATCAATGTTCCCTATGGACAGCATCACAAACAAATCGCTCTGGGTTAAATGCAGAAGTGATTACCATGGAAAGTATCAGCGAAGCATTTAATAAGTGCTTTGTTGCTGATTTCATCTTTACCATCTCCAGAACTATTAAAGATAAAAATATGAACGAAGGAAGATTGTTTGTAGCTAAGAACCGCAATGGACCAGATGGTTTAGTATTCCCAATTTTTATGGATACAAGTAATGTAAAAATTAAAGTACTTTCTCAAAGCACTGAAAGTGCAACGGAAATAATTGAAAAGGCAACAAAGAAGCAAGAAGAAAATTTGAAGCAAAAGTATAAGAATTATAAGAAAGAAAAGAAAGGCTAATATATGAAATTTATAGATTTTGCATTTAAATTATTTGGATATCGAAAAAGACTAGTAGTAACCGGTTCTAAAGATGCTGTTTTAGCAGGAACAGAAAAACCAGTAAAAAAATATATTAAAGTGCATAAGCCAATATTTGGATTAGTGTTTTTTAATGCTTTAAATATGTTTACTGATTGGTACCGTACTAAATTTCTTGGTTTCCAATTTAGTATCGGAAAAACTGCTGCCCAATTTGCAGTTAAAAATCCGATGAATAAACACATGAAAATTGGATATATAGAAGCACCAGAATATAATCTAAAGAAGGAAGAATAAAATGAAAAAAGTCATAATGTTTTCAGCTAGTTGGTGCCAACCTTGTAAATTAACAAAGCCAATATTTAACGCTTTAAAGGAAGAAATAAAAGATGTTAGTATGGAAGTGGTAGATGTTAATGAACAAGAGGCATTAGCGCACGAATATGATATTCGTGCTGTTCCAACTTTCGTACTATTTAATGGCGAAGAAGAAGTTGCTCGTATGAGCGGTGGAGCAAGCGCAGAAAAATTAAAAGCATTTATAAATCAATAAAGGAAATAACAAAATGTCAAACTGGTCCAACCTTGCAAAAGTAGTATATAAGCGTACATATGCTCGTAAAGATTCTGGTCAATTAGAAAATTGGGCAGATACAGTTGAACGTGTAATTGCCGGAAATGTTCAAGGGCATAATGTAACTCAGCAGGAAATTGAGCGTTTACGATATTATTTGATGAATCGCAAGGCAGGACCAGCTGGACGTGGTTGGTGGTATAGTGGCGCTCCAAGTCATAAAAAACTTGGAGGTGTTGCTCTTAATAACTGCTGGTTCGTAGCCGGTGATGAGTGGAATAATTTTGTATTAGCACAAGATTTGCTAATGCTTGGCGGTGGTGTAGGTATGAGCGTTGAACACCGCTTTGTTTCAAAGTTGCCAAGATTAAAGAAAGATGTAAATATTGTTAGCCGTGAAACAAAAGATGCCGACTTTATCGTTCCAGATTCCCGTGAAGGTTGGAATGAATTAACTCGTAGAGTATTAGAAGCTTATTTTGTAACTGGTAAGTCTTTCTCCTACTCTACTGTTTGTATTCGTGCTGCTGGCGAACCTATCAAGGGTTTCGGTGGAGTATCTAGTGGACCAAAGCCATTAGTAACTTATATTGATAAATTGGTAACATTATTAAAGTCTCGGGAAGGTCGTCATTTACGCCCTATTGATGCAGCAGATATTCTTTGTTCAATTGGCGAAATGGTTGTAAGTGGAAACGTTCGTCGTTCAGCTATTATTATACTTGGTGATCCTTGGGATAAGGAGTATCTAAAAGCGAAGCGTTGGGATTTGGGAAATATTCCAACACAACGTGCAATGGCTAATTTCTCTGTAGTTGTAGATGATACAGAAGATTTACATCCACTATTTTGGAAAACATACGAACAAGGCGAACCATATGGTATCGTCAACCGTAAAAACATACAAAAGTTTGGTCGCATGGGAGAACTAAAAGCTGATAGTGCCATCGGTGTAAACCCATGTGCTGAAGCTACTTTAGAAGATGGCGAGCCATGTAATCTTCAAGAGATTGCCCTTCCTAATCTTTTAAATGAAAATGAATTTATTGAAGCTGCTCGTCTTATGCATCGTTGGGGTAAGCGGGTAACAATGGAAAATTATCATCAACCAAAATGCGATTCGGTTGTAAAGCGTAATCGTAGAATCGGTACTGGTATCACAGGCTGCTTACAAAGCGATCTCTTTAATCCCGATTCATTAGATCGTGCTTATGCTGCTATTCAACAGGAGAACCGCGACTATTCTAAAGAGCTAGGAATCCCAGAAAGCATCCGTACTACTGTTATTAAACCCAGTGGTACTATTAGTAAAGTTATGGATTGCTACGAAGGCGTCCATCCAGCATATTCACGTTATATCATTCAACGTGTACGCTTTGCTGGGAATGATCCTTTACTACCACTATTGCGTGAAGCAGGACACTATATGGAGCCAACTGTACGTTTTGATGGTACATTAGACCATAATACACAAGTAGTTGATTTCTATGTTGCAGCACCAGATAATGCTCCCGTAGCCGATGAAGATTGGACAACGTGGAAGCAACTAGATGTAGTTAAAATGGCGCAACGTTTTTGGGCAGACCAAGCCGTTTCAGTTACTGTATATTATAAACAAAATGAAATTGAAGAATTGAAAGGTTGGTTAAAAGAAAACCTTAAATATCTTAAAACCATTTCTTTCCTTTGTCACAGCGAACATGGTTTCAAGCAAGCGCCAAAAGAAAAGATTAGCAAAGAACAATATGAAAAGTTATCTGCTAAAATTAAACCAATTAATATTGATAACGGTATTGGTGATGGTGATTTATTAAGTTCTCTTGAATGTGAAGGCGGCGCTTGTCCAATTAAATAAAAAAATATAGACAATATGATCCTTAAAATACTATTTATTGTAGTATTTTAAGGATCATACTTGGAGAAAATATGAAAATATCAAGTTCTTATTTAAAACAGATTATTAAAGAAGAAATATCTAAAGTAGTTGAAGCATATCCTCAAGGTAAAAAAGTAATAGGACGAGATAGAAAAGGTGAACCACTTAGATTGGGTGATATAGTAGTTGTAGATAGACCACAAGACTCAGATGTAAGATATGGTAGAGTAGATCAACCACCAATTGGAGGCGAAGGTCCATTTAAGGGAGAAATATTAATTAACTTCCATTTCATACCAACTGATAAAATGAATGATGATGCAATACCACCACAAAAGGTTGTAGTTAATCCACAATATTTAACTAAATTACCTGATGATGTTAATAAAGCAAAATTATTAAAACATCTTATAGCTAGACAAGAAAAAAATAGAATAGAACACGGCCATGAAGATGATTTTGAAAGACAATTTAAAAGAGTCGAAGATGGTTCTGAATTTTAAAATTCTATGAAAATTAATAAAAATTATTTAAAACAAATAATTTTAGAGGAATTAACCTCCATTAAAGGTGGTGGACAGGGAAGTGGAATGGCGATAGGTAAATTATCGTCTATTGATGATGATGCACATCAAGATTTAGAAATTGATAAAAATGTTATTAAAGATTTACAATTTTATTTTGATGATTTTAAAAGAAAAGTAGATTTAAAAGATATTAAATATTCTGATGTTAGATCGCTATTTAAAAAAATAGCTAATGTTTTAGATGCTTACGATAATAAACAAACGGATGAAGAAAAACAAAAATTTAGTAAAACATTTGTTAATATGTTTTTAATTAAAAATAATATTAAATTTCCAAAATCTAAAGATGGATATTTTTATGGATACTCCGATTTAGATTCAAGAAAAGAAGAAATTATTAATATCAGCAATACAGTTAGATCTTTTATGGGTAATTTATTATTATTTCAATTTTATAGTTTAGATGACGCAAAAAAAATATTAGATAAAGCAGGTATAGAGCATTTAGGCGATCATAAAAAAGCATTAAAATTAGGAAAATTTATTAGCGTATCAGATCCTAAATACATGACTCATAACAAAGATTAATAAACACTTTACAACAAATATAAGCCATGCTACATTATATTTAGTAGCATGGTTTTTGTTTATGGAGATTTGTCATGTTCAATTTAAAAGTTATTGAGAATGAATTAACGAAACGCTCTAATCACGAAATACGTTTTTCTCATGAATCATATTACATGTCTGATGATTTCGGCTTCTATCGTAAGCTTATCGTCGATAATAGAGATTCAGGAATTAAAGTTCGTTTAGATGTGTTGCAAGAAGCAGAAGAGCATGGTAGAATTGAAGAGAAGTATCGTTACCTTCTTGGAGAAATTCAGAAAGTATCTAACCGTTAGGAGAATATATGTCATACAGCGTTGATAATGTCACCGATAAGCCAAAGTCAAAGGAAGAACACATGAAGGATTTTGTCAAGAGTATGGTTTCTATTGAACAAGCTATTCAACCATATAAGGATCAACGTAGCGATCTACGTAAGAATTATGTAGACAATGGCTGGCTCAGTAAGGATGAAATGAAGAACCTGATGAGAGCATACCGTCTAATGAAGGATCAAACTGATTTCTCTCAACTAGAACAGACATATAACACCATTACAAAACCATAAAGAGGATAACATGGAATTTAGACCAAAGAATAAATATCTCTTGGTCGAACAGGTAGAAGATAAGAAGCCAGAGAGTCAAACCTCTGGCTTCATTTTGCCTGACGACTATAAAAAAGTAGAAACACACAAGCTAGTTAGATTATTGAGCGTACCGAGTGGTTCTTCATATCATGATTGTTTAGGATGTCTTGTAGTCGTTCCTACAAACATGGTTGAGGAAATTAAGGTGCATGGCAGAGCTTATTACGTAGTGCCCGAACAAGGCGTTTATGGCGTATTTTACAACTAGGTGATAAATGAAACACGATACGATTTATTTATATGGTGATGATATTGGTAAGGTGGAATTAGTTGATCATGTAGGTAGCGATTTAACTATCGTTAACAGTGCGCGTGTATCTTTTGGCGTTCATAAGTCAGATCTTGACGATAAGGATAAGAAACTAATTCGTTATCTTATTCAGCATCGCCACACATCAGTATTAGAACATTGCTTTGTTACTTTTAGAATCAAAGTACCGCTATTTATTCGCTCTCAACATCATAGACATCGCACTTGGTCATATAATGAAATTTCTCGTAGATATACAGAAGAGAATTTACAGTTTTATGAGCCAGTTATGTTTAGAACTCAGCATAAAAGCAATCGTCAGGCAAGTAATGAAAAAGAGTTAATTGATCCTGTAGTATATGATATTGGCTCTATGAAAGCATCACAAGCTTTGAGAGATCATCACCTATCATCTGTTTCATTATACGAAAAAATGATGGAGGCTGGAATTTGTCGTGAACAAGCCCGTGGTGTATTGCCGCAAAACTTGTATACAGAATATTATGCAAGTGCAAATTTAAATAATATTCTTAAATTCATTGGCCTTCGTACTCACGAAGGAGCGCAATATGAAATACAAGTAGTTGCTAAAGCTATGTTAAAACTTCTTGAGCAATTATATCCAGAAACTCTCAAAGCATATTATGAGGTAAATAAGCATGATTAGTTTTTTATTTGATATCGACGGAACGCTCACACAACCAAGACAAACTATCACTCCAGAATTTGAAGAGTTCTTTTTTAATTGGATGCAAGATAGAAAAGTATTTCTCGTCACTGGTAGTGATATGGAAAAAGTTCGTGAACAGTTAAGTGAACGTATTATTAATACATGCTCTGGTATTTTTTGCTCAATGGCAAATGAGTTCTATGTCGGTGGCAAAGAAATATATAAAAATAAGCTAGACTTACCAGAAGGATTTCTTTTTTGGCTAACACAACAATTTGATAAATCTCCATATCCAGTAAAGAGAACAAATAATTTTGAATATAGAAGCGGTATGTTAAACTTCAGCGTTGCAGGAAGAAATTCAACCATTGAAGAACGTAATGCTTATAATAAATATGATATATTAACTGGAGAACGAGAAAGAATAGCAAATCAAATTAACGAAATGTATCCCGGTAAATTAGAGGCATGCGTTGGCGGTCAAATAAGTATAGATATTCAAAATGTTGGTAATAATAAAAGTCTTGCTTCTAGATGGATTCGGAATCATACTGATAACGATATAATTTTCTTTGGTGATAAAACAATGCCGGGAGGCAATGATAGAGCTATCGTAGAAGATATAATCAAGAATATGGATGAATTTAGCGGTTTTTATCAAGTAGAAGGACCACAAGACTTAAAAAGTATATTAGAGAATATCTAACATGGATCAGCGCACTCTTGAATTAGAATACGATAAGTTAGTTATCGGCTCTGACTTGAGTGCGCTTTCTTATGCATATGTAAGTAAAATACCATTAATATATTTAAAATTATCCAAACCATTTAAATATGATGAAGAAGATGAATGGAAACAAAAAAGAGAGTTATGGAATAAATTATGTTTTTTGCTATCTATAAATAAATTTATTCCTTTATCTAATAAAATAATAAATTTAAGAATAGAAGAAAATGAAATAAAATGTATAACTAAAGATTCTCTATTAGTAATAATAAAATTTAATCAACTTTATATCTTTGATGATCATAAGCTAGAAGGACTACCAAATCCAATAGGAAAAACAAATAATTATTTGCATGTCTTAGATTACTTTAATGTAAGTATGGGTTGTAATCATGAATATAATTATTTGGTTGATAGCGATGAATTCGTAAAAAAAATAATCTTTTATAAATCTAAAAGAATACCTAAAACATTTATTAATAATAAAACTAAAGATTGTATCTCAATATCAAAAATAAAAGATACTGATATATTATTAGATGAATATTCACAAAATTATGCAAGATTAAAAACTAAAAAAATGATGTCCGATGCTGGTATAAAAGGCGTATATGATAAAAAAGATAATTATTATCGCAAAATACAAATTGAATCTGACAGTAGAAAAATATATGAATTAGGAAAAAATATTTATAGTAATGTATCAGATAATATAAAATTTATCTATGATGATTATAAAACAATATTATCGCAAGAATTAATTCAAGATGAATATATGGATTATATAAAAAATATTTATGGAATTACCTTATAAAAATGAAACAATTCAGCATTTAGCTGGAATAGTACCAATAGCCGGTCAGCCATTAGAGTTTAAATTCCCTTGGCATGATTCTATGATACCTATAGCTCCTGACTTTCTAGCAGTAGAAAGATCAATATATGAATGTGCTATGGCCGGTTGTGAAACTATATGGGTTGTTTGTCATATGAAAACAGAGCCAATTCTAAAAAAAAGAATTGGAGATTTTATTATTGATCCGATATCCCTTGAAAGTATTGATAAAGGTTTTATAAGAGAAATACCAATCTATTATGTGCCAATACATCCAAGAGATAAAAATAGAAGAGACTGTTTATCTTGGAGTATAATGTATGGTGCTCGCATTGCTTATTTCGTAAGTAAAAAATTATCTAATTGGATTTTACCGGAAAAATTTTATTGCTCTTTTCCATATGGTATAACTGATTTAGAAACTATAAGAAATAATAGAAAAAATATTAGTAATTGTAAAAAAATAAAAATATCTTACAATAATCTAACGGTTAAAGATAATTTACATATGAGTTTTACATTTGATGAAAATGATTATTTTGATTGTAAAAGCATACTTCATCAAAAAGATTTAGATAATTGGCAACGAACAAAACGAGGCGCTACCTATTATGATTTAAAAACTGGTTTATCTGCTATAGATAATAATACGGATAGAGAGATACAACTACCTTGGTTTTATGATATTAGTACTTGGGATGGATATGTTAATTATTTAAATTCTGAACATAGTAAGAAAATAAATGGCTTATCAAAAAATTTTTCCAGACACCTTAAAAAAAGATTTAGTAATGACGATTCAGAGCGAGAAACTATCTAAAAATATTAGATATAATTATAATAAGAAAATATGAAAATTCTTTATCCCATAAATCAACATTTTGTTATTTGGTCTTTTTTATGTGGAGATCATGCTTTAAAGAGTAATATATCCTTATTAGATAAAAAGCTTATATCAATACCAGATTTATTATCGCCAATACAAAATGAATTACGTTGGGAAATATTTAAATCTAGACGTAATTGGATAGCCGATGAAATGGGCGACAGGGCTTCATTCGCATTAGCTAAAATATCTGTAAATGATTTAAAAAAATATGATACATGTTTTGAAAATATAAGTTTTCATGAATTTGTTGATGAATACAGGAAAGCTTATGATGGTAAAAGAGATATGGTAAATGACCGCTCCCAGTATTTTATGAAACGGCACTACAAACCTTTTAGTTCTGTAGAATATGAATTTAAATTAAAACAAAAATTAGTTAAAAATTATAAAAATGTGATTGAAAAAGACATTCTGGATATAAAACAGCAAAATGATGAAAATCTCTCCCTTGCGTTGAATCGCTGCTTTATAATGAAAAAGGGCGATAAGCATATAATTATGGATGGCATGCACCGCCTTTCAGCATATTATTGGTCAAAGGCATTTGATAATGAAAAAAAGTTACCAAAAGAGGTCTTTTGCTTCTTTTGGAAAGCTAAATATTAGTATGAGATATATCATACTTTTATTATTACTATCATGCGGAAGTCCTAAAATTCAAAAATATAATGTTTGTGGACAGGTTTGCCATCCTGACTCTAAGAAAGCTGGAGTAGGAGTTTGTACTTTAGGATACTGGGAGTGCGACTACAGCTCAGAGCCTGAATGCGTTGGTTATGGAGCCTCTGGTAAAGAAATTTGTGATGGTCTGGACAATGATTGTGATGGAGTCGTAGACGAATCCATAGTTCAACCTTGTCAAACACAATGCGGTGCTGGTTTTGAAATATGTAATAACGGACAGTTTGTTAATTGTGATGCTCCAAAGCCACAATTAGAAATATGCGACGGAAAAGATAATGATTGTAATGGGAAAATAGATGATTTCCAGTTCTTATCACAGCCATGTTACACTGGCGATGCGGGAGATTTAATGTATGGCGAATGTCATCCCGGTTCTAGCCGATGTATAGCAGGAAAAGTACAGTGCATAAATCAGCAGTTACCACATTATGAAATGTGTGATGGAAAAGATAATGATTGCGATGGTGCTATAGATGAAAATGTAACAAAGCCAAATCGCTTAATAGATATTGTATTTGTTATAGATGAAAGTGGCTCAATGGAAAGCGTAATAAGAAACATAGCTAATATCTCTAAGACATGGGTAGTAAAATATACTAATAGAACAGATTTAAAATTTGGCGTTGTCGCAGCACCTTGGTCTAATACCTTATACGATGGGCAATCTCTTTTAATACAAGACTTAACAAATGCTAGTATAGCATCTGTGGCATTATCAAATCAATATGGTGGTCTTTGCGCTTATGAGCCTACTTGGGATGCAGTATATTTACTAAGCAATTCCCTTAATGAATTAGGATTGACGTGGAGAACAAACTCCGTTAAAGTGATTATCATGTTTACAGATGAAATTGGTCAATCGTATGAATATAATCCGCCTTTAGTGTTACAAGAAGTTGTAGATATGGCTGTGCAGGAAAATAGACATGTATATATTTTTACTGTCCCGAATACTTATTATTCATATCAGCCAATAGCTGATGCAACAGATGGCGGAATGTATAATTTATATTTATCACAATCAGAAATGGAAAGTGTATTAGACTCTATTGTTTCGGAGGAAACGTGCAAATAATCAAGAATGCAGCAAAATGTTTAGTCTGTAATGAGATTGTAGAAAGTAAACATCGCCATGATTTTGTTATGTGTAGATGCGGGAACATAGCCGTAGATGGTGGAAAAGATTATTTAAAGCGTTCTGTTCGTGGTAAAGGAATTAAGGACATGTCAGTAATGGCGCACGATAAAGATTGCTATTGGCATAAAGATTGGGTACAGTGTAGCTGCGGTGCATTCTAATGCGAATTAAAAAAGATGAAGCGTATTTTCGTCAATACGCTAACAAACTATTTTCATTTCCAAACCGTAATGATAAATATGCGATTGTTGATGTGAAAAAGGTTGGCAAAATATACTATTTTGTTTACATAGGATTTGAAAATCATAGCAGCAGCGAGCCAGCTATGGAAGAATGTAAAACTCTTTTAAACAGTATTAATTTATTAGAATTGCCACTTGACAAGAAATGCGAATCGTGTCAAGATATGTGTTCACTAGTTAAAAATAGTGAACAGAATGATATGTCTTGTCCAAAATGTTTTCATGCTGCAAATTGTCAATCTTGCGATGAATGCGGAACAGATGTTTATTGGGAACATGCAAAGAAAAAAGATGATATGAGAGTTTGTGAAGACTGTTTGTAAATATTGGAGGAATAATGTCTGAACGTAAGAAGCCTAGCATACCATTTGTTAATTTCCACAATCACGATACATTCAGTATCTTTGACGGACTCGGATACCCGGACGAGCATTGCGACTTTGCTTACCAGAATGGTTTGCAAGGTATCGCTTTTACCAATCACGGTAATATGAATGGCTTTTCATATTCTTTTATGAAAGCCAAGAAGATGAAAGAAGAAGGCAAGAATGATTTCCGTGTTCTTTACGGTATTGAGGCTTATGTCCATCCTTCCATCCCTCAGTGGAAACAAGAACACTTAAAGCACAAGGAAGATGCAAAGCTAGCCAAACAAGTTGATGATGATATTGGTCTGGTTGTAGAGAATGAGAGCGAAACCAAGAAAGGTATTCGTTCTTCTCTTAATCGCCGTTCTCATCTTGTGCTGGTAGCACAGAATCAGAAGGGTCTAAACAATCTTTTCAAGCTTGTAAGCGACTCATATCGTGGCGATAACTTCTATCGTTTTCCACGTATGGATTATGATCTGCTTAAGAAGCATAACGAAGGAATTATTGCTAGCTCTGCATGTCTTGGTGGAGTTCTTGCTAATGATTATTGGGATAATATAGATAAGGGCGATAAGGCCGTTTACGCGGCAATGGAAAAAACCGTCCAGAACATGATGGATATCTTTGGTGATCGTTTTTATGGTGAGTTGCAATGGGCAAACTATAAAGAACAACATATTGTAAACCAATATGTAATCAATCTCTCCAAACAATTTGGATTCAATCTTATTAGCACTTGTGACGCACATTTTCCTAATCCTGATATGTGGAAAGATCGTGAAATTTATAAAATGCTTGGTTGGATGGGTAAAGGTGGAACTGATGTTAATATTGATGCCCTTCCACAAACACTGGAAGAAATGGAATATCAACTTTATCCAAAGAATGGCGACGAACTATTCGCAACGTATAAGCGTTTTGCAGGTCGTCTTGGATTTGATTATGATGATAAACTAGTAGAAGAGAGTATCGCACGCACTGCGGATATTCTCAAAAACCGTATCGAAGATTATATGCCAGATACAACTGTTAAACTTCCTTCTTTCGTTATCCCAGAGGGAGAAACGGCTGATACCGCTTTGGCAAAAATTGCGGTTGATGCTCTTAAGAATACTGGTTTGTATAAAAACAATGACTATGTTGAAAGACTTAAGGAAGAACTCCATACAATTAAAGATCGTGGATTCTCTAAATATTTCCTTACAATGAGAAAGATTTCTGATAAGTCTAAGGAAGTCCAGCTTTGTGGCGCAGGCCGTGGATCTGGCGCAGGATCTCTTGTGTCTTATCTCTTGAATATTACCGAAGTAGACCCAATCAAGTATAAACTCCAGTTCTCACGGTTTATTCGCCGTAATGCAAAGGACATGCCTGATATCGATTTCGACGTTTCCGACCCGATGGAAATCAAGGAAATGTTTATCAAGGAATTCGGTGAGAACACCGTTGTTCCTATCTCAAATTATAACACTCTAAAGGCACGTTCTCTTGTTAAAGATATCAGCAAGCTCTATGGTATTCCTTTCACAGAGGTAAATGAAGTTACATCCAAAATGATTCATGAAGCAACTCCTGTTTGTAAGAAGATTCATGGAATTATTGCGGGTGTATATGAGCCTACTTGGGAAGAACTAAAGGAACACTCTCCTTCTCTTGTATCATATCTAAAGAAGTATCCGCACGTTGCGACACACGTTGATAACTTGCAGAAGCAAGTTCGTTCAATCTCTCGTCATGCTGGCGGTGTGTTGTTCGCAGATAATATTGACCAAGTAATGCCGCTAATTAACAGCGGTGGAATTATTCAAACTCCTTGGACAGAGGGGCAAACTGTTCGTCATTTGGAACCGCTTGGATTCATCAAGTTCGATATTCTTGGTCTTGCTTCACTCCGCATGATTGAAGGTGCGATTGAGCATATCTTGAAGCGGCACCACAATATGCCAAATCCGTCATTTGCGGATATCAAGAAATATTACAACGAAAAACTACATCCAGAAAAGATTGATCTAAACGATCAAGGTGTTTACAAATACGTATTCAATGAAGGAAATTTCTGCGGTACATTCCAATTTACTAGTAATAATGCACAGAAATTTTGTATGCAGGCAAAACCAAAAAACATTGTAGATATTGCCGCTATTACATCTATTTTCCGCCCCGGTCCATTGTCTGCAAACGTGCATGAAAATTATATTACTGCAAAGAATAATCCTGAGTCTATTCGCTATGCTCATCCACTAATTAAGGAAGTAACACAAGAAACATTTGGCTTCCTTGTTTTCCAAGAACAACTAAGTCTATTAGCCCATAAATTAGGCAAGGATATTTCGCTGGATGAAGGCAACGAACTACGAAAGGTACTCACAAAAAAAGGCACTGGAAAAGAAGCTCAAGTTAAAGAGAAATTGTACAGCAAGTTCATTACCGGCTGTAAAGAAAAAGGTCTTACCGAAGATGATGGAATATCTCTTTGGAAAACTATGGAATTCTTCTCAGGATATGGCTTTAACCTTTCTCATGCTATTTGTTATTCTATACTTTCTTATCAGTGCGCTTATCTCTTTTACTATTACCCTGCTGAGTGGCTTGCTGCCTTCTTGGATAAAGAACCAGAAGAAAGAAAAGAATCAGCCATAAGTCTTGCTAAATCATATGGATTTAATATCAAACTTCTAGATATCAATTCATCAGGTGTAAAATGGGAAGTAGATAATGACGGCAAGACATTAATTCAACCACTTTCTTCTATTAAAGGATTGGGCGAAACAGCAATAGAACAAATAATGAAGTATAGACCGTTTAATACTATTGATGAAATCTTATTTCATCCAGATATTATTTATAGTAAGTTAAATAAAAAAGCCCTAGATGCACTCACGAGAAGTGGCGCAATGAATACACTGGTAGATAACAGGTTCACTGGCTTAAAGCATTTCTGGTCAGCGGCGGTTGTAGATAGACCAAAGACACTAAAAAAGTTTCTAGACAATATCGATAAGTATAAACCAGAAGGCGACTTTTCTGATGAAGAAAAGTTAGAACATATGGTATCGTTAACTGGCGTATACCCTATTAGCATGGTTATGACTCCTGATATGATAAAGCGGTTAGAAGAAAAATATATACCACCTATTGGTCAATATGAAAAAGAGCTTGGAGAAGTGGTATGGTTCATTCCAAGAAATGTAGAAGAAAAGAAAACAAAGAATGGAAAGATTTATTGGATTCTTAATGTAACAGACACGTCTAATAATAATACCGCTATTAAATGTTGGGGCGTAGACCCAGTAAAAGATAAAATTTGGTTTAATCATCCCTATTTAGCTAAACTAGATTTCGATGAACAATGGGGATGGAGTACAAGAAGTATTAGACACACATTTAAAATGTTAGGATAATTTATGATAGAAAATAGACCTTGGGGATATTATAAAATTCTTGAAGATTCAGAAACGCATAAAGTTAAACGTATTTGTGTTAATCCAAATCAGCGTTTAAGTTTACAATCCCACGCTAAACGTGAAGAACTATGGATTGTGTTAAAAGGTAGAGGTTTTGTAACTTTAGATGATAAAGATATTTTAGTAATTTCCGGTTCAATTATACGTATACCTCTTGGAGCAAAACATCGTGTAAAAAATGATGGTGTAGAAGATTTAGAATTTATTGAAATTCAAACAGGAAGTTATTTTGGCGAAGATGATATTATTCGCTATAGCGATGATTATGGGAGATCATAATATGAAAGTAATAGCAGCCAGCGGTTATTTTAATCCCTTACACAAGGGACATGTAGAATATTTAGAAAAAGCAAAATCTCTAGGTGATAAATTAGTTGTTATTGTTAATAGTGACCATCAACGCTCGTTAAAAGGATCAAAAGAATTCATGAGCGAAGAAGAACGAATGATTATTGTGAAAGCTTTACGTTGCGTTGACGAAGTGGTATTGTCTATAGATACCGATGGCACCGTTTGTAAAACATTAGAAATGATTAAACCTGATGTATTTGCAAAAGGTGGCGATAGATTTGCAACAGAAATACCAGAAGCTAAAGTTTGCTTTGATAATCATATCATAATGGTAGATGGTCTAGGAAACAAAATTCAAAGTTCTTCTTGGTTATTAAATAAAAAGGATTAATTAATGATTAAACTACAATGGAAACCACTTTCTGAAACTGCTAAACCACCTTCAAAAGCTCATACACAAGATGCAGCATATGATCTCTATGCTGATATTCCTTCTGGGCATGTATATATTCCCGCTGGACAAACACGTATTGTTCCAACGAATATTGCGATAATGCCACCAGAAGGTTGGTCGTGTGATATTAGAGGAAGAAGTGGTATGTCTAGTAAAGGTAAATTAGTTGCTATTGGTTTAGTAGACGCTTATTATACTGGTCCTTGGGGAGTGATTCTTTTTAATAGTACCGCAGAGACAATTCAAATTAATCATCACGATAAGATTGCTCAATTTACTTTGAATCGTGTTTATGAAAGCCAGCTTGAATTGGTTCAAGAGTTTGACACTCCAGAAAACTCTAGGTCTTCTAATGGTTTTGGTTCTACCGGTACAAAATAATACTATTTATTATTTTGGAGAAAATGTATGAAGATAACTAAGTCTTACTTAAAGCAAATTATTAAAGAAGAGATTGAAAGCCTGCATGAAGTTGATGAAATAATTGAAACACATATTAAGTTAAAGCCAAGCGAATTTCTAGATTTAACTACTGGTGAAAAATATCCAAAATCAGCACTAGAAGCAAGACTTGAATATGCAAAAAAAGATATAGCTTCTAAACAAAAAGATTTGAAAAAAGAACTTAGTAAATCAATTCCTAGTTTAACATTAGATTTTAATGGAAAAGTTATAGATCACGAAGGAAGAATGAGAATGTATTATTTTGAAAATTATGAAAATAATATTCCAAAAGAAGTTTTAATTATCCATCCTAAAAGTTTAGATTTATCTAAGCCAAATTTAATGCTACATAATCAATTTGGTGAGGAAACAAGTGTTCAATTAAATAAGCAACAGCAGCAAAATATTGAATTATCACAAATAGAGAAATTAGTGAATTTAACTCCTGATATATTGTCAGGAAAAATGAGAGATATTGTTTTAAATTTAACAAAAGAAAAAAATATTTCAAAAGAAGAAGCAGCTAATTTATTAAATAATGAGTTACAAAAATATGATGTTATTGTAGAACCCACAAGAGAACAAGAATTTGCAATAATAATTGTTACTTCTCCTATGGTATCTGCCAGAATTTATAAAAAAGATTATAAGGAAGGTTCAATTTTAAATGATCCAAAATCAAAACAATTTAGCAATCCTTTATCTTATAAAGATAAAATAACTTTAAGAAAGAAATAACATGTCATACGAAATTGGTGAATTAATTTTGTTTCATGACAATGAAGGAAATGTTGACGATACTGCTATTATTCTTGGTAGTAGAACGATGCTACATTCAGAACATTATTATCCACAGCACACTACTGAATTAATATATAAAATTCATTTAACAGAGGATGGTAGAGTGTTAGAGTACCCAGAGCATCATCTAAAAATGAGAGCAAGTAGCAGAAAAGAATACGAGGCTAGATATGGGTTCTAGAAGTAAAACCGGTAACAAAAAGAAAAAGCTAGAAAAAAAAGTAGCAGAACAAGCATCGCTTATATTAAATATTCCCGATAAATGCAAAGTTTGTAGCGAACCATTTGACAAAAGGAACAAGATGATGGTAATGTCTTGGTTCGTAGAGGTCTACAACGAACAAAAACGGGTAGACCTATTTTGTCCTAAATGTAATGAAGATCGGAGAGGCAATGAAGTTACAAGAAACTCTGGCGTTTGATGATGTTTTGTTAGTGCCGCAATATTCTGATATCGAATCAAGAAAACAAACAGATATTTCATCTTGGTTAGATGACACAATCAAGTTACAAATACCTATTATCTCAAGTCCAATGGATACTGTTACCGGAGAGGTAATGGCGTGTGAAATAAGTATTCTTGGTGGTTTGGGAATCATTCATAGATACAACACACCAGATCAACAAGCAGATATGGTTAAATACTGCAAAGATAACGAGGCTGGTGCAGTAGGCGCTGCCGTTGGGTCTACTGGAGATTTTCTAGAAAGAACAGAAAAGTTATTAAACGCTGGTGTTAATGTTCTATGTGTAGATGTAGCTCATGGCGACCATATATCGGTAAAGAATGCTATTGGAGCCATAAGAGCTAAGTTTGGTTATAAGATACACATAATGGCAGGGAACGTAGCCACAAAAGAAGCTTTTGAACGCTTGTCTGATTGGGGTGCAGATAGCATACGTGTTGGTGTCGGCGGTGGTAGCATTTGCAGTACAAGAATTCAGACAGGACATGGAGTTCCAACTTTCTGGTCTGTTTCTGAATGTTCTAACACATCCAAGAGAGCAAGATTGATTGCCGATGGTGGTATTAAAACTTCTGGTGATATTGTCAAGTCTCTTGCCGTTGGAGCAGATTTTGTTATGTTAGGTTCTATGTTAGCTGGTACTGATGTATCACCGGGTGATATTTTTGAAGAAAACGGTAAGCGATATAAAGTTTATCGTGGCATGGCTAGTAAAGAAGCCCAAATAGATTGGAAGGGAAGCTATTCCAGTTTTGAAGGCGTAGCTTCTAGAGTTCCATACAAAGGATACTTACCCAATATTCTAGAAGATATTACAAGAAACATTCGCAGTGGTCTATCTTATAGTGGGGCAAAAGACTTGGTAGAATTACGAGCTAAAGCTAAGTTTATCAAACAATCTAGCGCTGCACAGATTGAAAGCTCGCCTCATATTTTAATTCGTCATGGTTAAAGATAGAGACAAGGGCATAATGTTCTATATTAATGAGCATAAACATGCTAGATTACGAGTTCAACTATATTATGATGAATTACCGCAAAGCAAATTTATTAATATATTAATTGATGGTTATTTATCAAATAATCCACATATAAGAAAATATATTGATGAATGCATAATAGAAAGAAATACAAAGAGAAAAAAGAATAATAGAAAAAAAGATTATAAAGATAGAGACAAAACAATCAAAGATTTTGGATTAAACGAAGAAGAAATAGAAAATATTTTTGATATAATAGAAAGCGAGAATCCAGATATATGAGTTGCAATAAGCAATGCCTAAATACGTGTGTAAAATTAGAAGTTTCGTGTCCAAATCAAGATTGCAGGAATTGGATGAATTACGAAGAGGAATATAATTGTGTTCTGTATGCAGTTGACAATGCTGAACGTAATAATAAAGAATTAACTCTTAGAGAAGTAGCAAAGCGTTTGGGATGTAGTTTTGTAAGAGTTAAGCAGATAGAGGATGAAGCATTGATTAAATTAAATGCGCTTAAGGAAGGGATATACTAATTATTTAAATTATTTTGGCTTTTTAACAGTTAAAACTACTATTTACTGTTAAATTGTATGCTTTAATACAATATCTTAGGAGATAATACATGAGCAAGAAACAATTATTAAACGAATCTGAGATTCGTCGTTTTATGAAATTAGCTAATCTTGAACCATTAGCTAAGAATGTTGTAAAAGAAAGTTGGGTAGAAGAAAAAAAAGAAGCTGGCTCTGATCCACAAGAAGGTCTTTCAATGGAAGAAATGCAAGCTCCCGCTATGCAATCTGAAGAAGAAGGAGGCGAAGGCGAGGAAGTAGGTCTAGAAATGGATTCTGAAGGTGGTGAAGATTCCCTAACACCAGAACAAATGAAAATGGCTGAAAAAGTACTTTCTGCTTTATTTAATAAAAAGGTTTCTTTAGAAGACGCAGAGGGCAGCGAGGCAGATGAAGAAGAAGATGCAGATCAAATGGTAGATGATGAAGAAGATGAAGAAGATGAAGGTGATGCAGGTGGCGAAGAAGAAGAAATGGATGAATCACTTTCCGAAGATGCTCTCGTAGAAACTGTTCTTGCCCGCGTTACTGCACGTTTAGTCGCAGAAGCAAAGAAAGGTGAAGCTAAAAAGCCATTAACTAAAGCTCAAAAAGCTATGGCAGCTAAAAAAGCTGGCAAGAAGGGTGAAAAAGCCGATGCTCCAGCACCAAAGCCAGCACCAAAGAAAGAATCACTTGAATTAAAGGGTGACAAGCTTGAAGAAGCAACCAGCGCAGAAGGTGGTGGTCCATTATTAAAGCAAGGTAAGAACAAATACGATGTTTATAAGGGCCACGCAGATATGACCATGGCAAAGGGTGATAAAGGCGGTAAGGGTGGTCATTCACTAGAAACTGCTCCAGCAAAAGCAGAACACACAGTAACTCACGGTGGCAAAAACCTTGCTACATTGGGTGGTAACAAAACAAAAGTATAACAATAAGTCATAGTATTAATTTCCTAAGCTCACCGGCATATCCCGTAAAAAGGTGTGCCGGTGTTTTAGGTTAAAGGATTGCAAAATGCAAATTACTAAAAAACAATTAAAACAAATTATTTCAGAAGAAGCAGAGTTACTTTCAGAAGAATCTGCCCAATATCAGCAATTAATTGAAAATTATGCTTCAGAATATGGTGCCGATGAAGAAAATGTTCCTAAAGAGGCATTAATTGATTTATTGGAAGTACTAGATGAACAAGTGATTCCGAGAGAAGCGTTTGAAGCCTTTGTAGAAAGTTTAAATGAAAACAAAGTTTCTTCTTTGCTAAAAGAAGTTCTAGAAACAGAAGAATAATAACAGACATTTATACAATTTGAAAACCCGTCTACTTCCTGTTATAATGGTGGTGATGGGTTTTTTATTAGGTGATTTATGAACTTATTATGGTTTGCATGTGGTTTTATAACTTGTTATTTTTTGATAGAGTTAGGAAAAAACATTGTCATAAAAGAAGCTTTTATTAAGATGGAACATAGGTTCCTTCTAGGAGCAATCAATTTATTACAATACAAATATCATGCCTTACAGATAATGGAAATAGTTTATGAACGCGCCGCTGAAGAGGATCCTAAATACCTTGAAGAAAAGAAGCAGGTTCTTAATAAGATAGAAGAGAAATATGATTTGTTTGCTAATTTATGGATAGTGGAAATGCAAAAAATAGTTCCATATAATTTGCAATATAAAAACTGGAAAGAGGCTTTAGAATACGCCGATAAACTATTTAATAAAAGACAGTAGAGAAAGAATAATCAATGATTATAGCGACTGAAATGAATTATAAAAATAAAGATGAAGTTACAATAGCTATATTAAAAAAGTATCTTAAAAAAGAAGGTAATATGCTCTTGTCACAACGTCTTTTTGTCGCCAAATCAGTTATAAATTGGATATTTGAAAACAGCAAACACCCTCTAATAATTAAATCATATATAGAAGATGTAGAAAGATACATTGTTGGAACTCTTGAATTATCTTGGAAAGACGGAGTAATAATAAAAAAGAAAATAAAGAAAGAAAACACAAATGAAAACAAAAAAACAACCTCCGAAAAAGAATAAAGAAGATAAAGATTTGCTAGATGGTCGTGATGGTTTAGTGATAATCCAAAACGACATGCAAGATGATAAACACTCAAGAACTATTGGTCTTTTTGGTGATGTCGGAGAGCAAACCTGTGCAGAAGTAATTTCTAATTTAATAGCATTAAGTAAAATGGGCGAGATACCAAAAAATGAACGCAAAGACAAATATACTCACGAACCTATTGAATTTTACGTTAATACACATGGTGGATCTGCCAGCGATATGTTTGCGATTTACGATATGATGCGTCAGGTACGTAAACAGTGCGAAATACATACTATTGGCATGGGAAAAATAATGAGTGCGGGAGTTCTAATAATGGCAGCAGGAACAAAAGGAAAACGCAAGATAGGCGCACACGCTCGCGTTATGATTCATTCAGTTTTGGGAGGAACAGAAGGGCCGCTACATAATCTTCAAAACGAATTTGATGAAATTAAATTTGTTCAGGAAGCCTATACAAAAGCTCTTATTAAAGAAACTAATCTAACTCCAAAAGCAATGAAGGATTTGCTTGAACGTCATGTTAATATTTATTTATCAGCCGAAGAAGCTGTTAAGTATGGTATTGCTGATGAGGTAATCTAAATGTCAAAAGAATTTGAAAAAAAGATTGAAGATTTGTTTCTTGGCGAATCAGTGTCTATTGATTCTGAATCACTTAACAAAATAATTAACGAAGTATTTTTATCTTCCATCAGCGAACAAGGCGCAGAGCCGGTTCAGCAAACTTCGACAGAAACCGAACAAATTTTAAGAATGCTACCCAAGATGGAGTTTAATGAGAAAAAAGTTGGAGTTGTTGGTAATCAAGAACGACAAGAAGTTAGAATGGTTCTTGGAAAAGAACTCAATTCAGCTAAAGATTTGAGATCTAAATTACAAATAATAAATTCATTAACTTCAAAATCAGATGATAAAAAATTAACCAGCATCGAAGCATTAAGAAAATTAATGATATTAAAAATATTTAAAAATTTGTTTGTTGGTTCTTCTCCCGGTCCATCCGGTTATCGTTTTGAAGCTTTTATAGCAGCCTTATTGGGTGGCGAACAAATAATACCAAAAGAAGGTGGTTTGATAGATGTAGTAGTTGATAATAAATTATATCAAGTAAAATTAATAGCCCAAGGATCCTCAGTAAGAATTAAAAGAAAAATGGCGTCAACTATTCAGCCTACTCAGCAGAAAAATAAAGATAACGATTTACAATCCACTGAACAGCCAAAAAAGCAATCTAATAAAAAAATAAATGTAAAAAATGAAAAATTAAGCGATAGTCCTGAGTTAAACTTTATTATTGCAACTAAAAATAACGACTCCAGTGTTTCATTTTATGAATATACAGCTACTAAAGAGCAGATAGCTGGCGAAGCAGACCAAGAAGGAAAAACTACTGTTGAATTTACAATAACAAAAACACAATATGAAAGTAAAGGAGTCATTGGAGTTATAAATATTAATGATAGTGAATTTATTAATTTAAGTAATAAACTACAAGACGGATTAAAACAAGTATTATTAGGAGTAGCATCTTTAGTAAATAATGTTAACAAATTTTATTTAAACAACGATACCGGAGCCGCTAAAGAAGGCATACAAAATGCCAATACAGTTTCAAGTAATTTAATACAGCAAATCTAATATGAATCTTATAAATTATCTACGTGAGCAGATAGAACACGAATTAGAAGAAGAATTAACTAGGCAAGATGAATTAATATCTAGCGTTAAAAAGGTTTTATCTGATTTAGAAGATATCTCTATTACTACTTCCAATAAAAGCGATTTAGCTATTGTTGTTCGTGTTGAAGATAAAGAAAAAATAGAGTCTACTAGAAAAAAAGTTAAATCAGCTATTAAATCTATTGGAGTTTCTACTAGTGATGAATTAGTAAAAAAATTTGATTCAAGTATAAAAACAACAATAGTTGAATATTCGGATGGTTCTGGACGTGTTTATATAGTTTATAAATACGATATTGGTTCACGCGAAGGATTGGCTTTAGAGCATGTTGTTGGCTTTGTGTTAACTAAAAAAATTACTAGCGAGTTGAAGAATCGATTGGATTTACCAGAAGAAGCAAGTAAAGAAGAGGTTATTTCTAAACTAAAAGGAGAGTATTCAGATACTCTTGATGTTGCTTTGAAAGGTAAAAAATTAGTTGAAGAAAAAATCGGTAACATAGTGCAGGCTGAAAGCGTCGGCTCTCAAAACTCTAAAGCCGATCTTGTATTAACAACCGATAGTGGTCAAAAGGTTGGTTTATCTATCAAGTTAGTAACTGAAGAAGGCCGTGGTGTTAGATTTACATATAACAAAAACCTTGGATATGGAGATGAAAAAGATGATAACCTTGTTCGTAATCCTAGCGGAAAGCCTTGGTGGCTTGTGGGGAGGCAAATATTTGCGAGGAAAGTCGGCTCTAGAAGCTATAATCCCGGCAAAGAAGAATTTGAAGCCCCCGCATGGATGACCAGCGCTAAAGAAAAGCATCCTGACTTATATAAAGAAGCAATGAGTGAAGTGTATGAAAAAGTACGTGACGTGTTAACTTCCAATCTTCGTCGAATGAAATTAAAAGAGCTTGTTGCAATGGTTAACGAGGCTCATCTTGGCGTTAAGGATGAAAGAGAAGAATATGATTTGTTTTTGAAGTTAACAGCAACAAGCGAAGGTGTTAATCTAGAAGAAGAAGGTTATGAGAAGCCTGACGTTGAAAAAATTAAAATGAACGATATGAACAAGGCTGACCTTGTTAAACAAGAAGATAGCCTTATAATTATAGATATTCCCGGCATGACACCGTTAACAATTCACAGCGTTAAATTCCACAGTAATATGTTAAGTGGAAAGCGCGATGATCTAAAAATTAAGACACGCTAATGATTAAACTAATAATTAAAGAAAATAAAAAAAAATTACAAAATTTATTAACAGAAGCTTATGTATTTTCTGTTGATAATCCTTTAGTATCTAATATAAGAAATGCGCTTGAGCCAACAATAAAATTAAGCAAACCAACATCTTTTAAAGTAGATATTTTTTTAAAAGACTTAATAGAATATAAAGATACTAGTTTAAGTAAAAAAAATGGAGTTCCATTTTTTTATTATGGTAATATTATTGGTCAAACATTTTCCTTAACTCCTGAATTAAAAAATTATTTAGATAGTAATTTTCAAACCGAAATTTTAAATAAAAAAATACCATTAGAAATTAATTTTTTATTAGATAGTAAAAGCACAGACCCAGCTAAAGCGCTAATTGAACAAAATTCTGATAAGACTATTAATCTAAAAATAAACTTTTATTCTTCTGCGCTAAGGCAACATTTAAAACCATATAATACTAAAAATTTTGATGCTTTGATAGCTCATGAAATTACACATTTCAAACAACACATTGATCCATTGGTATTAAAATATGGCGAATTAGCTAAAAAAGAAAAAAACTATAAAAAACTAAAAGTCCTTCCTCTTATGAATAAAGGCAAGGTGACTGTTGGCTTAACAGGAGTAGGAAAGAAGAGTGATTTAAAAAATGTAAATATCTCTACACCATCAGAAGAATACGCAGTTGATCAAAAGGAATTTTTACCAAATTATGATCAGTTGACTAAAAAATTATTTATTGGTTTAAAAGATAGAGAAAAATCAAATAAGTTTAAAAATGCTCTATCAAATATCAATATTGATTCAAGTGCGCTAGCTGGACAATATGTTAAAAAATTAGCTTATGATAAATATTTTCTAGATGAAATAAGTGGAGAGGATCAACTATTATATGACTATCTTAGACTTAACTTTCTATCTAGAGAAAAAGAAATGCCAACAAAACTTATAAAAACTTTAACAGATAAAATAAATAATTATAGAATAGTTAATAACATTAAAGTGAAAAAATAGAAAGGCATGGTGTTTTGTGAAGAAAGTATATGATTCTGGTTTATCGTTAAATTCAAAAATTTTATCTGGTGTTAATAAATTAGCAGATGCTGTTAGCTGTACTTTAGGACCAAAAGGAAGGAATGTTGTAATTCACAGTAAAGGTAAAACACCAGTAATTACCAAAGACGGTGTTACTGTTAGCGAAGCTGTTGTTTTTGATGATGTTTTTGAAAATGTTGGCGCTCAAGTATTAAAGCAAGCAACCTCAGTTACTGCCACTGAAGCTGGTGATGGAACTACTACCGCTACTGTTTTGGCAAGAGCAATAGTAAATCAAGCGCAGAAATATATTATTGCAGGCGCTTCTCCAACCGATTTAAAGCGTGGTATGGAATCAGCCACAATTAATATTGTTACTAGAATTAAGGAAAATAGCCGTCCGGTAACTTCTCTAGAAGATATTGAACATATTGCTACTATATCAGCCAATGGTGATAATAAAATTGGCAAACTGATCTCAACCGCTGTAGACAAGGTAGGTAAAGATGGCGCTGTCACAATTGAAGAAGGAAAATCACTAGACACTGTTCTAGATATAGTAGAAGGTTTCCAATTTGATAGTGGATTCGTATCGCCACAATTTATTACAGATGAAAGACGTGGCGCAGTGCGTTACGATAATGCTTTAGTGCTTGTGACGGATCACAATCTTTCCTCTATCGATGAAATGATGCCAATACTAGAAGTAGCTGCGCGTGAAAATAAACCATTTGTTATAATTGCCGATAACGTTGAAGGGCAATTATTAGCAGCATTAATATTAAATACAGTACGAGGTTCAATGCGTGTTGCAGCTATCAAAGCTCCACGTTATGGTGAAGAACGCAGAAATATTCTTAAAGATTTGGCCTTGTCTGTTGGTGCTACGTTTGTATCACGCGAAAGTGGCATGCTTATTAGCGAAATGAAACGCCAGCATTTAGGCACTGCTAAAACAGTAGAAAGCTTAAAAGCTTGGACTACCATTGTCGGCGGTGGTGGCAACTATGATGAAGTAGATAAACGCATTGAATCATTAAAAACTGAAATAGCAGCCACTAGTGATATGCGTGAATGTGAACGTATACAAGAGCGTATTACTAGATTAGCCTCTGGAATCGCTATAATTCGCGTAGGAGGGCTAACAGAAGTCGATATGGTGGAGCGTAAGCATCGCATAGAAGATGCCTTAGAAGCCGTTAAAAGCGCTCAACAGGAAGGCACTTTACCCGGAGGAGGAACTGCATTGTTTAGGTTGTCTAGAGACTTAGACAAAACAGTTCATGCGGAAAATCAAGATGAAAAATTCGGTATTGAAATTATTATGAAGGCTTGTGAAGAACCCATACGTAAATTATCTGAAAATTCAGGGCTTAAGGCGGATGTTATATTAAATGATCTCGCTAATAATTTCGATGATTTTTGGCATGGGATGAACTTTGCAACAGGTCATTATTCACATATGGTGGATGTTGGCATAATAGACCCTGCTAAAGTTACTAGGTGTGCCTTACAAAATGCTGTAAGCGCTGCGTCTACTTTACTCACCACTTCACATGCTATTATTGAAACTTAAAACTAATTATATTTAGCTGCCAAATTTCTGGCATAGCGGGAGCTATTTATGAGTCAAGAATCTCTTGAATATGCTGTCAGAGAATTGACAGAGAGTATTCATGAAATAAAATTGAATACTGAAAGATTAGTTACGAAGTTAGAACAAGTTAACGACAATATTGAAAAACTTGAAGCTAGCGTTGAAACACTACATAAATCTTTATCTGAACAAGATAGACGTTTAACAAAACTTGAACAGATGGTTCCAAAGAACTTATTAGAAGATGTAACTATTTTAAAACAAAACCAAAATACGTTCACTAAAATTCTTTGGTTATTAGGTGGTGCTACTGTCGCAACATTAAGTAATATGATTATGAAAATGATTGGCAAGTAGTTTACAGAAGATAAGTATGTGATATAGTGGGTGGGACGGCTTGATGCCGTCCCTATTTTTTTGGAGAAATTATGAATGCTAAAATGGTTATAACAGTACCAATAGAAAATATCCCAAAAGAAGTAAATAAAGTATTTGATAATATCAGTAATGAATTAGAAAATATAATTAATGAAACAAGACAATTAGTTGATAGTCATGATTATTTATCTACTTTAGAAAAGATTGATAATTTAAGAAAAAAATTAATGCTTTTAGACTTAAACTATGAAGATTGCTATGGAATTTTACAAGGTTATATAAAGTATCAAATGCAAAAAAATAACTCCAATAACGATTCAAAGATCAAGGAGACAAATAGTGAACGCAACACTAATGGATAATCCTTTTGCGATAGGTGATTTAGTTCACATTCCTCAAGGAACAACTTTATATAAAATAATCAATCCTAATAATAGTATTACTATGATCTACGATAGACCAATTCCAGTTAAAATATCAGACAAGCCAACCGTTGGATTAATAATAAATAAATCTATATATGATTTTTATATTGTTGATGTAGGTAATAAAGAGTATATGATAAAGTCAGATCAAATGAATTACGTTGAAAAAGGATATAATAATGCTTATTAAACTATTAGAAATATATGAAGATATTATTCATCATAATAAAGCGGAAGGTGTAAAGAATTATATGATCAGAGAAGTAGTTATTAATACTGATTTTATTATTACTTTACGAAATGAAACAATTTTTGAAAAAAATATAAAAGAAAACCCTTCATTATTTGAAGGCTTACAAAAAGATCAAAAATTTACTCGTATTACTATAAATAGGGGAAATGTAGGGCACGATATAATAATTCTTGGAAGCTTGGATTCAACAATGAAATTGTTAGATTTAGGAACTAAAAAAGTTATTAAAGGATAATATAACTATTTATTATAATGTCTAATAAAACTGGAAAGGCGCAATATTACACTATCACTCTAGAAAAAGCACTAAATTTATTAGTAGACTCTGATAGGTGTACTAGAATGTTTTCAACCAACGTAAAAACAATGGTTGAAAAATATGCTTTAGATAGTTGGGATACTAGCCCAATTCCAGATTATATGGATGCTTATTTAAATGCAAAAGTTTTAAAAGATTTTGTACAGAAAAAAATAGAAAATCCAGATGATGAGATAGTTAAATTTGCAGCTAAAAATAAAATAGAAGGGGTATTATTAACTCGTAATGAACTTATTATGTTGCAAACCCTAGTTAATAATTTTGAAGAAACTAAAGAATTTTTAAATAAAACCTATGGTTTCACAACTCTTCTAAATTAGCTTCTTGACATAAAAAAATCCTGTTATATTATATCAGTATGCCGCAAGGCAATAATTAATAAAGGAGAAAATGTATGTCTGCTTATGCTTTAGATAAGTTTTTAAATAATGTTTTTGATGTATATGCTATGCCTAATGTAATGAGTGATTTTAAATATACGGGTACTGAATATTATCAAACAAATACGGATAGTGATATTACTATTGAAATTCCACTACCCGGTATCTCTAAGGAGAATTTAAAAATTAATATAGAAGATGGGTTATTGAATATACAAGCAACCAGTTCTATTAAATCAAGAGCAGTGAGAAATATCAATAAATCATGGTCACTAGATGATTCTATCGATATTAATAATATTAATGCTAAACTAGAAAATGGTCTTTTAACTGTAAAATTAACAAAAATAAAACCAGTTAAAAAATCGGTTACCGTAACAATATCTTAAAAGTATTAATATAATATTGCAGGAGAAGGTTTTTTCGCCTTCTCCTGTTTCTTTTTTTGACTATTTATGTATTATGATAAAACTAAAGTTAAAGAAGAAATTTTCTTACCAACCTCCGATGGGTTCAGCATATGAATATATGCATTCAGCAGGAGAGCCAAAAGATTTGCAACGTTCATCGATGGTAGGAATGGAAGAAGGATGCGGTTGCGGTTGTTCTTCCTGTAGTGCAGGAAAGCATCACGGAAAAACTGATCCATATGAAGAATATGGCGCTGCTGATGGTCCAGAAGATCTTGATGATGATGGCGAGTTATCAGCTTGTGAATTGAAACATCATTTTGATCTTAATCATGATGGAGTAGTAACGCCAGATGAATATGATGCCCATGTAAATTGGCATTGCCGCCATCCAGAAGTTTTGGATAATATGATGAATGATTATGAATCAGTAAAGAATAAAATATATCATGATGACGATATGGTATATGATTATGACCAAGATTCTTTTGAAGAATATCAATTAGATGAAAATAAATTATCTAATTTAAATATTTTACTTGAAAAACGTAAAAAAAAGTCTAAAAAAGATCGTTGTTATCGTTTAGCAAAACAAAAATATGATGTATTTCCAAGTGCTTATGCTTCTGGATTTATAGTTCGTTGCCGTAAAGGTAAAGTTGCTAAAAAGAAGAAATAAAAATGCATCTAAAAGATATATTAAAACAATTAATACTAGAATGCATTCAAGAAGAATATCTTGAAATTGATGATTTATTATTAGAAGGTACGTTCGATAAAGAAAAGAAAAGCGGTTTACATGGTTGGTTTCAAAGGCGCGGTGGTAAAGGAAAAAGCAAAGGATGGGTAGATTGTAATACTTGTAGAACTAATCCTAAAACTGGTCGTAAAACTTGTAAATCTTGTGGAAGGCAAAAAGGTGAAAATCGTGGAAAATATCCTGCATGCCGTCCTACTCCAAGTGCATGTACTAACACTGGAAAACGAAAGAAAAAAAGCAGTATGAGAGTATCTTGGAAAAAAAAGAAAAAGGATTAATTATGTTAATTAATAAACAACATTTACAAAACATTATTAAAGAAAGCTTACAAGAGCATTTAATTTTTGAAAACGAATTGGGACAAGAAACTGCTGTATTAGAAGATGGAACTGCTGTTTGCGAAGCATGTCTTTATGAAACAATGACTTGTGGATGCCCAGATGTTCTTGAAGAAGCTAAATATCATGGCCGTACAGTACCACTTGGAAAACCAATGAAAGGCGATGTAAAAAAGTTTAAAGTTTATGTTCGTGATCCCAAAACTGGAAACGTTAAAAAAGTAAACTTTGGCGATAAGAAAATGCGTATCAAGAAAAGTAATCCAAAACGTAGAAAGAGTTTCCGCGCTCGTCATAATTGCGCTAATCCCGGTCCAAGAACAAAAGCACGTTATTGGTCATGCAGAAAGTGGTAAATATTTAAATTTATAGCTATTTTTGTACTATTTAATGTATGAGCGATAGCAGCGAAATAGCCCGAATACGTGGAAAAATTCTTAGAATAGAAGAAGAATTAACTGTTGATAATAACACCGCCAGTTTTTCTGGTGATGTTAATGTATCCGGTAATTTGTATGTTTCCAATAGCGTTGGAGTTGGCACAGTTAATCCAATATGGAAATTTACAGTAGAAAACAATAATTATTCTTCTGGCGAGCAGATTTTTAATGGGTTTAGGGCGTCTGATCAGTCTACGGGTGTTTTTATAGGTTATAGAGCCGATGGAACAACAGGAACTGGTGGCGTTGTTCGATCAGGCGGCAATACTCCACTTTACTTAGGAACTACTGGTACTCCGCAAGCCGTTACATTATTAAATGATGGAAAAATGGGGGTTGGAACAACCAATCCCGGTTATAAACTTGCAGTTGGAGGTTATAGTGATTTATATCCAGCTTGTTTTAAGATAGAAGAGTCTACACACGCTACATCCAGAAGGGCCACTATATCATTTGGCAATAATTGGGAAATAGGCCAAGATTCTTCAGGAAATGGAATTAGAAACTTTTATTTTTATCAGGCTGGAGTTGGAATACCATTATTTATTGATACTGCTAATAATATTGGTGTTGGAACAACAAATCCGGGCGCAAAATTAGATGTTAATGGATCTATAAAAATACCACTAGCTACCAATACTGATAATAGCAGCCCCGGTATTATTTATGCTGCTAGCGATGACTTTTTATATGATGGATTATATTTGAATCATTATGGTATGGGATTTCATAGTCCAGTAAACACAGCAGGTGCTGGAGCATATATATCTGGATATTATGGAATAGATTTATTTACAGCTGGAATAAACCGTTTAAGTATTGTTAATAACGGTAATGTTGGTATAGGCACAACAACACCAAATGCTAAATTAGATATTAATGGAACTACAAATATTAGCGGCAATTTATCTTTTGATACTACGAGAACCATTACTAAGCCTTCTGCACAAAGAATAGATTTTGCCGCTGGTTCTAGTTTTTGGTCCGGTATTCATTTTGCTACACAAGATGCAATAGTCGTCGGTGCATCAACAAATTATCCACGTACTTCTCAATTTTGGTCTTATGATAACGGAGGCACTAATCCAACTTATTTAAGTTATTATAATATAATAGGTAATTTAGTTAACGCTAACCCAAATTACCTTATTGGCTTAAATGAAGGCACTGGAAGTTTTTCTATCATTACACAAGGTTCTGAAAGATTAAGAGTTGATAAAACTGGAAGTGTTGGAATAGGAGCATTTCCTCCAACTGCAAAAATAGAAACATATCAATATACAAATGATGGTACAGCAACTCCAATGCAAAAATGGTCACATGATCAAAACAATTGGATGTTAAGATTAGATCAAGTATGGCCTGCTGGTCTTGGAAGAATAGATTATGCATTTCGTATAAGAAATGGTAACACAACCGATATTGAAACGCTTTATTTTAGATCAAACGGCAGTGTTGGTGTTGGCGCTACAGATCCATCTGTTAAATTGGATGTTGATGGTGTTATTCGTGCAAGAAGGAATAATACCTCTACTGAAGGTGGAGAATTGCAGCTTTCTAGAGCTTTTGATAATGCTACAAAATGGTATATTGATGCTCAAGGATCTGGAGATTTATCAAATTTTAGAGTTTTTGATAATTCATCTTCTGTAGCATTACAGATTAATTCTCAAACAAGAAATATTGGATTGGGAGGAAATGTTAATTTTACTCCAACAGTGGCAGTGCATGTAAAAAATGCCAATTCTTCATATACAGATCCAGAAAATAATAATCTTCCAACAGTTTTTGCCAGCAATACTAGCAATGCTTCTACTACATCGCACGCAATATTAGGTACAAGAGTAGGTGGAGCTAGCGGGGGTGATCCATTTGTATCATTTGATATTAATGGCGTTACTGGTTGGTCTATTGGAGTTGATAATAGTGATAACGACAAGTTTAAAATTGCTAATTCTTGGAATGATGTTGGAAGCGGAACAGACCTTACCATACAAACAAATGGCAATGTTGGTATTGGAACGACTAGTCCAAATGCTCGCTTACATGTATTAAATAACGGCCCAGCGTTTAGCCTAGAGGGAACAGACCATGTATATATGCAATGGTATCCAGATGGAACTGCCGCTGGAAGAAAGGCTTATACAGGTTTTCCGGATTCAACGGCAAATTATTTCATAATTGCAAATGAAATAGCAACTAATGGCGACATTATTTTACAACCGGGGACCAATGCAGATGTAGGAATTAATACAACCACTCCAGTAGCTGATTTAGATATAAATAATGGCGCTTTAGGCACTACAAGTGGTAATACGATAGAAGCATTAAGACTAACATCCACCGTCAGTAATGCTAGTCTTTTGAGATTTTATCATAGAAGATTTGCTAATGGTAGCGATTGGTTTACTGCCGCTACTAGAATTCAACAAAGTATTGATGGTCTTAATATGGGCTATATTGAATTTAATGGCCCAACAAATGGTAGAGGTGGAATAATTATAGGCACAGATTATACTGGCGCTGGTTATCCTTTATATATTAATGATTCTTATACAATAACGACAGCATATGGATTTTTGAATTCTGCTGGTAGTGTGGGTCTTCAACCATCTACCAACACTAATATATCTTTACGGGCTAGTAGTAGAATAGCTGCTACTGAATTTAATGCAATATCTGATGCTAGAAATAAAGAAGTATTTTTTGATGTAGAAGTAGATTTAAAAGAAAAATTTAGAAGTATAAATGTCACTAATTTTATTCATAAAAATGAATTAGGATCTACAAAAAGTAAAGGTGTTATAGCGCAAGAAATAGAACAATTATTTCCTGATGCAGTATCTAAAACAACTGATTATGTTTATGATATCTTTTGTTTGTGCAAAAATATAATTAAAGTTGATGACGAAAAATATAAAATAATAATTAATAAATTATCTGATTTGAAAAAAAATGATGAAATAAAAATTTTTTATAAAGATTTATCTGATAATAAAAGCAAAGAAAAGTTTTTAACAATTGAAGAAATAGTAGACGAAAAAACATTTATTGTCAATAGTGGTGATGATATAAGTAATGAATGTGTTGTAGTGGGAAGAAAGGTTGATGATTTTAGAGTTGTAAATTATCAATATTTAAATTCTATTACTACTAAAATGGTTCAGGAATTAATGGTAGAAAACGACTATTTAAAGAACAAACTTGAAGAAAAAGATAAACAAATACAAGATATTCTATTAAGATTAGCAACTTTGGAAAACAAATAAGATGATAAGACTTAAAATAAAAATTATTTCATATGATGAAAATACCTTACCGGGTGGTATTGGCGACAATACTGATCCCGATTCATTAGATCAAGATGAATTACACAAGGGAGCCGGTGATGAAATGGAACATACTAATGATCCAGAGAAAGCTATAGAAATATCTACAGATCATTTAACTGGCAATCCCCATTACTATTCAGATTTAGAAAAATCTGGTATGCCAGCAGAGCCTAAACTTCCTTCATATAAGAAAAATAAACTTAGCGATTATTGGAGAAAACGCGCCAAAAGAAGAGCAATCAACGCAAAGCGTACTTGGCCTAATGGTAAAGATCGCAAATGGGCTTTGGAAGAACAGGAAAGATCACAAAAGATTAATGAAAAAGTAAAAAGTATATTTGAAAAAGAGTTTGAAATTACCGAAGAACTTTCCTCTACAATAGAAGAATTTTTAAAAAAAGCAAAGAAAAATAGAGAATTTAAAATTAAAACTTTTGATGGAAAGAAAAGAAAAAAACCCAGTGGCCCACAATCTCCACCAAAATCCGGTGAGGGAATAGCGGGAAGAATTAGTAAGGCAGCTAAAAAAGGACCAGTGGTTGCACCGGGAGCAGGTTTTGGTGGACCGGGAATTGGAGAATAAAATATGAAAATCGCTAAAGAAAAATTAATGCAGATAATAAAAGAAGAAATAACTTTTGTAGCTTCACAGCCAACATTACCAGCAACTACAGGAATCGCTTCATACCCAATTCCAGCACCAATGCCAGACAGTATTGATCCAGATGGTTATGAAGGACGCATGGCAAAAACAAATCTTTTTAAGATGGAAGAATATGCACGCAGCCTTCAAGGAATGATTGCAGACAATGAAAATCTTGAACCATGGGTACAAGAGAAAATAGCTGTTGCAGCATCAATGATTGAAAGTGTTGCACATTATATGCAATACGATAAATCTCATCCACAATCTGGTGAATAAAATGGATAAGTTTTATTCCTCTTGGAAATCTTTTTTGCATGAAAGAGAAATACGCGGCATCAAGGACACTTCAAAAATAACTTCCTTGTGCGTATTTGATTTTGATGGTACATTGTTCAAAAGTCCCGAGAAACCAGACGACGAAGGTAATAATTGGTGGTTGTTTGCTAAAAGCCTTGATGAACCAGCAGCACCACATATTCCCGGTAAGGAATGGTGGTATAATAAAACCGTTGATTTAGCTTTAAATAAAATTAAAGATCCAAGTGCTTATTGTATTATGTTAACAGGTAGAAGCGACAGATTCCTTAATAAAAGAATCAATGAATTACTTTTACAAAGAAAAATGATGTTTGATGAAGTTGGCTTGAATGATTCCGGCGAAGAATCAGAAAATTTTAAAATTGCACGTATCAGAGAAATATTAAAATCTCTTCCTAATATTCAAAAATTAGAAATGTGGGAAGATCAAAAAGATTTAGCAGATAAATATTCACAAGAATTTTCTAAAGATAAATTCAAATTTGTTGTTCATATTGTCGATGATGGATATTCTAAATCCGATAGCGGACAAACAAAATTAAAGATTAAAATCAAGTCTTAACAAGAATTATTTGTAGTTGTAGTATCTTTCGATGTAACTGATACTACTTAGAATATTTTCAAGGAGCTAAATAATATGTGTATGATCTGTAAGGGTTTAGAACGCGGCAAATTCACACCAGAAGACGCTAGAGATAAGCTAGAAGAATTTGTTGATTTAGACCTTTTAGATGAAGATCATCAAGAAGAAGTTGAAATGCTTATTGCAGAAGTTGAAGAAGAAGAATATTATTGGTCTACTGCTAAAAAAGATGCTAGAAGAACTCTTGAAGATGATTATGACTATGGCTATGATGAAGAGCCAGAGCAAGACCCGTTTTCAGACGAAGAACCATACGAAGAAGACTAATTATATGTATGAGGTTTATTTGTGACCATACATATGGATTCGGCAAAATGCGGAATCAGAACATTATATATGTTCCGTTTGGAGTAATGCTGGAACCAAATGAATATAAAGAATATCTAGAGCAAGGCTGGTATCCAGCAACAAACGATATATGGTTTCAAACGCGCAGCACACGAATAAACTTAGATTTCTACAAACCAACAAAAACAGTATTGCGTCTGGCAAAAAAAGTTAAATACTTTCCAGACGTAAACATGACTCCAGCTAAACGCGAAAGATTAGCGAGAATTTATGACAAATATATCGCACATAAAGGCTATAGTGATGATATGTCAATTGATGATATTATCACTAATAGTCACGGGCATATCTACTATGTATATAATAATGAAATCGTTGCATTCGCGTTTCACAAAGTTATTGAAAATGCTTACCTTGGCATAGAATTTGCGTGGGATTATGGCGAGCCAAAGCTTTCTCTAGGTCATGTCAATGTATATTACAATTCTCTTTTTGCACGCTTCAAACGTTGTAAATATATTTATCTATCTTCTGGATATGAAAGTTGTTCCATTTATAAAAGCCAATATCCGGGGTTTGAATGGTGGAAAGGATATGAATGGTCAAACGATGTTGAGTCATATAAAGATTTATGTCTCCGCGATGATCAAATAAAAATAGATGCTGGAGATTTAATATAAAGTTGTTAACATCAGCCAAGTTTCTGTTACAATCAGCCACATCTTTTGGAGGAAAAATGATTGAATATGCAGACGTTATTGTTGATTTAGCATATGGCGATAGTGGTAAAGGAAAAGTAACACATATCTTAACTAAGAACGGCGATTATACGCATTGTATTAGATACAATGGATCAAATAACGCTGGTCATACAATCTATCATGAAGGTAAAAAGATTGTAACACATTCAATTCCTACGGGAGTTGTACATGGCATCAAGTCTATCATTGGTCCCGGCTGTGTAATGAATGTTAAGCAATTTTTTAATGAATTAAAGGAATTGCAAGATGCTGGCATAAAGACTGATGGTCTTGTTTACGTTGCAAAGAATGTTAATATAATCACCGAAGAGCACTTGCAAGAGGATAGACAGGATGCTAAAATAGGTACAACTAAGCGAGGCAACGGCCCAGCATATCGTGATAAATATAATAGAAAAGGAATTCGTGCAGAGCAAATTCCTGAACTGAAAAACTATTTAATAGACCTATATGAAGAACTTCATTCAGAAAATACCCCATGCCGCATTCTATTTGAAGGTGCTCAAGGTTTTGGTCTTGACATTGATTGGGGCGATTATCCTTTCGTTACTAGCTCCACTTGTACTGTTGGCGCTGCTGTTGCTAACGGTGTTCCTCCAAGCAAAATTAGGAATGTTTGGGGGATAACTAAAGTTTATGAAACATATGTAGGTGGCAAAAAGTTTGAACCAGACGATCCAATCTTTGGTAAGATACGTGAACTTGGTGGAGAGTACGGAGCAACAACTGGCCGACCAAGACAATGCAATTGGATTAATACCTCTTTGTTACGTAAGGCAGCAAAGATTAATGGCGTAAATAAAGTTGTATTTAATAAGGCCGATATCCTTAGAATGGTAGATGCTTGGAAGGCATATGATTTAAATGGTAATCTTATCACTTTCCAAGATGAAGAACTTATGAAATCTTGGATGCAAGAATTGTTGCCAAATATAGAAATATATTGGAGTGATAGCCCAGATAGGATATAATATGGATAATAAATTTTTTAATTTTCAAGTTTTTATTAATGATGATGTATCTACAAGTTTAATTTTTAAACCATGCTATAAGTATAAAATTAACGATCCACTATTGAACCTAGAACCAAAATTTAGGTATGGTAGAGTTGTTATGTCAGGTACATCTATTGATGATCCAACAGAAGAAATGTATTATATGGTTTCATGGGATGATAATACTTTTGATGGGCCATACAATCAAAAACAAATGGATGATTTTAGATTAAATAAAATTAAATATCATAATGAAAAGCTTAAATTAATAAAATCTAGCTACACCCATGAAGATAAAATGAACTAAAAGATTGTAGTTAACATCAGCCGTAGCATGTAGTAAAGTAGTGAAACTAACCCTGAGACAACAGGATCTTAAAAAGGAGAAACAAATGTCAAACCGTACCTCAACCGTATCAACCCGTCGTTCCGCAAAGAGCAACACCGCCCGTCGTTCTGCAAAGAAGGTATTCGATGCAAAGACAGGAGTTTATGAAAACAGCCATGAAGTAACTGGTTATGGTGTTCAAATCCGTCGCGGCGATACTCGTCACGGTGGAGAAAGCTTCGTAAAGATTTATGGTCGTGGTTCTGAATCTGATACCGTAACTCTTTCTCTCCGTGAAGCACGTTCACTCAAGGCGTTCCTTGACCGTGAACTTACTATGCTTGCTCGCGCAGAATAGTAAATAGCAGTTGACGTATTCAACCCCACCTGTTATAATGCAGGTGGGGTTTCTTATTGGAGAAATATATCATGACCGAAAGCAATTCAAATCTACTTAAAGTTTCTTATCCAACTGTATTCAAAGAGAATTTCTATTTTGAATGTGGTGATGGTTGGATTGACCTTATTAGTGAAATCGCCAAGTTTATCTCTTCAAAGACAAAAGATTGCTATGCAGATCAAGTCAAAGAAAAGTTTGGTACTCTTAGATTCTATATTAACTGTGGTAATGGCATCAACGAGCCAGAATATGTTGAAATAGCTTCTTTTATTTCAGCCATTGAAAGACAAAGCGCTCATATTTGTGAGGAATGTGGAGTTAAACTTGATGATTCTAATAGAAATAAGATTAAGAGCTATTGGATTAAAAACATTTGTGTTGCTTGCAAACAAAAAGAAGAATTGGATGAGCAAGAAGCATTAATGAAGAGAGCAATGAAGCTTAATAACGGACGCTAATGGAACCAATATTCAAACCGGGGGATCTAGTGGAATATATTCCAGAAGCTTTCGGCCATAAAGATAAATATATTGGTACAGGTTATGTTGAAAAAGCTGAATTTAATGAAAGTACTGGTATGTACTTTTATACCGTGGTATCATTCAATACAGTTAAGCAATCAGCTAAGAACTTTGCAGAGTATCATATTGGTGAAGTAAGACGCATGTGGCATGAGCACGTAGCGCAAAATATATTAAGAAAAATATCATGAAACATCGAATTGGTGACATCGTGGCGTGCTACAATAACGCAATACGATCTAAAATAACAATTGGTTGGATAACAGAAATAGTTCATGAAACAATATATATTGCACACGTTGATCATCAAGAAGAAAGATATCGTGTACAATGGGCAGATAACGAATTTGATGATGGTTCCATTATTCTTTATACACCAGAAGAAATAGCCGATGGAAAGAAATTGTATATTTCATGGCATAATTTATGAATACCACCCCCCACCCATCCTCCACCCCCCCACCTACCTACCTATCCATGGGGGATGTGGTCTTTATTAAATTGGGAACTGTTAGGTCAAGTTATCTAAAACAAATGTTTAAAACATATAAACATTTGAAACCAATAGATATACTAAAACAATTTGGCATCAGTAATAGAGTGGCTAAAGATATAAAGAACGATACATATTTTTATATAGATCCAAATGTGATTGGCTACATTAGTAGCGATCCTATGACCGCCGAAATGGCAGAGCAGCAAAACCTTAAAGTTAATCAGTATGGAGATTTTATGTTAGGTTATGCTATTAAATTTGAAATGCTAAATAAAAAGATGCTCCCAGCAAACTATAATACTTTTATGTTCCATCATTCCTTATTGTCAATCTCAGATATAGTTATATATGAGCCGCATGAACTATACGAGGAAATCATGAATGAGAAAGGAAACGGATGAGAATTCTACAAGAATTATAAATATAAATAAAGATAAAAATATTGATGTTACCGAACTTGTTCTTTTGTCCGGTTATGCTGGTCTTGTTGTGATGTGGGTTTTTGCTTGTTGCGCCTAATGTGTGATATGTAGTTATATATCCTACATCACCGTTAATTTGTTGTCATTGGTTTGACGCCATTTATTTGACGCGACTTATATTTGGCGTCATTTTTCTGTCGTCAAAAAAAAACACGTCACCCGTTTGACGCCACAATATTGGCGTCAGGGAAATGGCTTAATAATTTCAACCACTTACAGCGATATATGTGAACGTATGGTCACGTCAGCATCCTAACCCGCCATATTTCCGGCGTCAACGCACCGTCATTAATGATTTCAATGGTTTAGCGGCACTTGACTCCTGCCAGCGATTCGCGTACAATACCCTTGTGGAGTGTGCGTGCGCCAGCCGCCGCATATATGCAAATATCGTGCCAACAAAAAAGTTATTCCGTGCTGTTGA